TGAATACATCGCAAAGCATAAACGGACAAAGACCAGATTTAAACAGAGTTCAGAATTTAGAAACAACAAGCAAAACATCTTCTAAGATAGCTTTTGATTGGGATGCTATAACCGATTCTAACCTTATTAAATATGATATATATATAGATGATGTTTATGATACTTCTGTTTTATCTACCGAGCCTACTGGTAAGGAACGGTTAAATTTAGACCCTGACACAACTTATAAAATATCTTTAAGACCAATTTACGATATTGATGGAGATGAGTTTGCGGCGTTTGACACTGATTTATTTGAAACAACCTTATAATATGATTAAATTAATAATAGAAAGTTTAAAGTACGCTAACGGAGAAACCGAAAACTTGCGAATAGCACAAGGCAAATATAAATTACCAACCACTTTAAAAGAGGGTTACAAAACGTTAAAACAAGAGATACGATGGCAATAGAAAAAACAATTGAATTAAATGTTGATAGTGGTGGTGCTCAGGCTGACTTTGGAAAGTTAGCAGATGCGATACAAGAACTTAATAAATCATTTTCTAAATTTTCAGACACTACAGAGAAAGGTCTTGAAGATATAACTAAAAGCTCAAAGAAAACTCAGAAAGGAGTTGGACTTATAAGTAAAGGGTTTAAAGGTTTAGGACTTGCTATGAAAGCCGCTGGGATTGGTTTAATTATATCCGCTCTTTCTGGATTAAAAGATGTGTTTAGCCAAAACCAAAAAGTTGTAGATGTATTCTCAACAGCGTTTGAAACGTTTTCTATTGTAGCAAATCAAGTTGTAACGGCGGTTATAAATGTTTATGAGTCTATTGCTAAAAGCTCTGAAAACTTTAACGATCTAGGCGAGGTTTTAGGGAGTGTTATTAAAATAGGTATAACTCCATTAAAACTAGGTTTTTATGCTATAAAATTAGCTTTACAAACAGCTCAATTAGCTTGGGAGAATTCATTCTTTGGAGATAAAGACCCAGAAACAATAACGCGATTAAATGCAGAAATAAAAGAAACTACTGAAAACATTAAAGAGGTTGCTGTTGATGCTTTAGATGCTGGTAAAAATATAGCTGCAAATATAGGAGATGCTATTGGTGAGGTTGCTAATATTGGTAAAATAGCTGGTGAAGAACTAGGTAAGATAAGTGTAAAAGCCGCTTTAGAAACAGCTAAAACAAACATTGAATTAAAAAATAGTGCTGAACTTGCAGCCGCCCAACAATTAAGATTAGTTGAACAATATGATAGACAAGCTGAACAACTAAGGCAAGTTAGGGATGAAGAACGTAATACAGTAGCTGAGCGTAAAGAAGCTAATGATAAACTTTTAGAGGTTTTAGCAGAGCAAGAAAAAGCAATGTTAAAACAAGCTGATATGCAAGTAGCGGCAGCACAAAACGAAGTAAATAAAAACAATACTATAGAAGCTCAAGTTGCTTTAATAGATGCCTTAGCAAACAAAGAAGGGATTTTAGCTCAAGTTGAAGGCTTACGTTCAGAACAAAAAGCAAACGATTTAGCACTTGACAGAGAACAAATAGAGCTCACAAACTCAAAGCTAGAAAGCGAAAGTAATTTATCAATAGAACGTAAACGATTTAATGCGGAGCAAATAGATGACGAATTAGCACGTTTAGAAGCATTAAAAGAAATTGATTTACTAGAAGCTGAACAAGAAACCATTAGGCTTCAAGCTATTGTTGATAATGCAAATGCAGAAACCCAAGCAAAGATAGATGCTCAAATTGCTTTAGATGATTTTACAGAACAATCTAGACAAACTAATTTAAGTAGGGATACTGAACTAGAAACGGCTAAAAAGGATTTAGACCAAAAAACTAAAGATGCTAAGATATCAAACCTAGAAGCTGTTAGCGGTGCTTTAAATGGTCTTAGTGCTTTAGCAGGTGAAAATGCAGAAGCACAGAAAGGAATAGGAATTGCACAAGCGGTAATTGATACATATCTTGGAGCTAATAAAGCTTTAGCACAAGGTGGAATAGCAGGTCCAGTTGCAGCGGCTGGAATTATAGCATCTGGTTTAGCTAATGTTATAACGATTGCAAAAACAAAAATACCAAAACAAAAAGGTTCATCAGGTGGTGTTTCAACTGGTGGAACGCCTTCTGCACCAACACCTCCAAGTTTTAACATTGTAGGCTCAAGCGAAACAAGTGCTTTAGGTGATGCGGTAGCTAGTCAAACAAACGAACCTGTTCAAGCCTATGTAGTTTCAAACGATGTAACAACTGCGCAAAGTTTACAAAATAATATTGTAGAAGGTGCAACAATATAAAAAACAAAAATAAATAAATTTAATTATATATTATTATGAGAATAGTCGAATTAATATTAGACGAGGAAAGCGAACTAGGAATTGAAGCTATAAGCGTTGTGGAATCTCCTGCTATTGAAGAAGATTTTGTAGCCTTAAAAAGCCAAGAGTTTAAACTAGCAGAAATAGATGGTGAACGTAGAATATTAATGGGTGCTTTATTAATACCTAACAAGCCAATATACAGACGTAATGGCGAAGATGAGTACTATATATATTTTTCAAAAGATACTGTCTTAAAAGCATCCCAGATGTATTTAATGAATAGTAAACAAAACAACTCAACACTAGAACACCAACACGCTATTGAGGGTTTAAGTTTAGTTGAAAGTTGGATAGTAGAGGATAAGGTACACGATAAAAGCGTTAAGTACGGAATGGATTTACCTTTAGGTTCTTGGGTTGGTTCTGTTAAAGTAAACAACGACCAAATTTGGAATGAGTTTGTAAAGACTGGTAAAGTAAAAGGGTTTAGTATAGAAGGCTATTTCGCTGACAAAATGGAACGTCCTAAAGAGCCAATTAACGATGAGTTATCTAAAGAGGATTTAATGGTACAAGAAATAATAAACATCATAAAAGAAAGCGAAAACAATGGGTAGGTGGGCGAAAATGTTTACGCCAAGTAAAACAAGCCCTAGAAACGGTCGCAGAGGTTGTTTATGTAGGGATAGGGATGCTTATTCTATTGAATGCTGTAACGGTGATATAATAGCACAGGGTATTGGTTCTATTTCTAAAAACGAGAATTCAAATTAATAAATAAATATAAAATGAACAATTTAAAAAAAGTTTACAAACACTTATCAACTCCTATTAAACAACTAAATAAAACAGAGTTGACGAAACAAAAAGTAGAGTTAGGTATTATTGATGATTTAAACAAGGTAGATGGCTTATCTAAAACCTTAATTAAGGAACTTAAAGATGGAACTGATTTAGTTGCTAGACAAGAAAAATTGTTACCAAGTCGGTTTAAAGATTTTAAAAAGGCTATCGATAATGCTAGCAAATTAAGAAAGAAATTTTTTGATATAGAAGATAAATACAAAAGTGCAAAACAAGAAAGCGATAAAGCAGATAAATTAGAAGAAGGAGCATCTAGAAGCTTTCAAGATTTGAAAAAAGTTGTTGAAAAAAATAAAAAAAAGAACGAGCCTAAAATAAAAGAAGCTAGGAAAAACATTGCTTTACTAGATAAATTTATTGATAACGCTGAAAAAATGGCTAAAGAATTAGGTGTTAAAATACCTACAAATAGTTATCTTAAAACTTTGCAATCATTAAGGAAACTAGTTCAAAATGCAAATTAAATAAATCTAAATTATATATAAATATGAAATCAAACAACGTGATTGAAAAAATCAAAGACGTTCTAAACCTTAACGAAGAAGTTAAGTTAGAACAAGCTAAACTAGACAACGGAACGGTCATTGAGGCTGATTCGTTTGAAAGTGGCGTGGAAGTGTTTATCGTTACAGAGGATGAGAAAGTGGCATTACCTATTGGGAGCTATAATCTTGAAGACGGTAAAATATTAGTAGTAGCCGAAGATGGCGTTATTGCTGAAATCAAAGATGCTGAAGCTGAAGAAGAAGTTGAAGAAACTGAAGCAGAAGAAGTTGAGGTTGAAGCGGCTGAAGAAGAAGAAATGGGATATGCTACTAAAGAAGAGCTAGCAGAGGTTAAAGATATGATTGAAGAAATCAAAGCAATGCTAGAACCAAAAGAAGATTTGAGCGAAGACTTAGGCAACCTTTTAACAGAAGAATTAGCTAAGCACGAAAGAGTGGAACTAAACGAAGTACCTGTTGAAGTACAAGCTGAATTAAACGAGCCAAGTGCTGAGCCAATCGTATCAAATCCAGAAGGAAATAAATCTATCTCTAAATTTAGTGTTTCTAAAAACAGAAAAAGCACTACTATTGATAGAGTAATGGCAAGATTAAATAATTAATAACAACTAAAAACTAAATAAAATGAGTGTATCATTAACAACAACTTATGCAGGTGAATTTAGTGGCAAATACATTGCTGCTGCTTTACTATCTGCTGACACTTTGGATAAAGGGTTAATTACCGTAATGCCAAATGTAAAATTTAAATCTGTAATTCAAAAGGCTGCAACTGATGACATCGTAAAAGATGCTTCTTGTGACTTCCAAACAGATGCAGGAACTTTAACTTTAACAGAAGCTATCCTACAACCAGAAGAATTTCAAGTAAACCTTGATATTTGTAAAAAAGACCTTCACGACTCTTGGGAAGCTGAGCAAATGGGCTTTAGTGCTTTTGATAATTTAGCACCAAGTTTTGCTGATTTCGTAATCGGACACGTTGCTTCTAAAGTAGCTGATAGAACAGAAAAGAATATCTGGTCAGGAGATACAGGAACTAGCGGACAGTTTAACGGTTTCGGAACTTTATTAGATGCTGACGGAGATTTACCAGCAGGACAAGATTTAACAGGTGCTGCTATTACATCGGCAAATGTTTTAGATGAATTAGCTGCTGTAACAGATGCTATTCCTACGGCTGTTTATCTTTCTGATGATTTATATATCTATGCTGCTTCTGATGTAATTCGTGCTTACACACGTGCTTTAGGCGGATTCCAATCTGGTGGACAAGGTGCAAACGGATACGAAAACAAAGGAAACAACCAATCTTTAGGTTCTTTATTCTTTGATGGAATTCCAGTAGTAGCTGCAAGAGGTGCTGCTTCAGGAACAATTATCGCTGCTGAAAAAGGAAACTTATTCTTTGGAACAGGTCTATTAAATGACTTGAACGAAGTTCGAGTGATTGATATGGCTGAAAATGATGGCTCACAAAATATTCGTGTAGTAATGAGATTCACTAGTGGCGTGGCTTATGCGCAAGTAACTGATATTGTTTTCAGAAAAACAGTATAATAATTAACTAATCAAATTTAAAGGGGTGGGTTCTGCCTACCCTTTTTTATTTAAAAAACTTTAAAAATATGGGATGCTTAATAACTAGCGGACGTAAAGTGCCTTGTAAATCGGCAGTAGGTGGAATTAAGACCATTTACTTTGCAGATTACGGTACTTTAGGAGATGCAACAATCGTAGCAGGTGAAATAACAAACCTAAGTGGTAACGCTGTATTTTATCAGTTTGATGTAAAAGGTAACAGTTCAATGGAAACCGCTATCACTTCAAGCCGAGAAAACGGAACAACTTTTTACGATACTACACTAAATATGACTTTAACCTTTCAAGATGTAGCTACACAAGAACAACTTAAATTAATCGCTCACGCACGACCACACGTAGCTGTTGAAGATTACAACGGGAACTTCTTTTTTGTAGGTCTTGAAAATGGTGCTGAGGTAAACGGTGGTACAATCGTTACAGGTGCAGCAATGGGAGATTTAACAGGATACACTTTAACGCTGAATGCACAAGAAACTGCACCGCCTTACTTTATTGACTCTGAAGAAATCTTAACAGAAACTTCACCAGTGCAAATTGACCCAACGGCTTAATTAGTACTTTTACTTATAAAACTGGGTTATCTTAACGGATAGCCCTTTTTTTATATCTACACAATACAAAATATTTGTTTTTTATTTATATATTAATATGAAGTTGATAAACACAAGCGGTAATAAAACCTTTAAGATAATTCCAAGAGAATTTACGGTGGGTACTTTGAACCTAAAATTGACTAGCGAAAGTACAAATGTTTCTATTACGGTTGATGCTACATCGGTAATTGATGGTAATTATATTTCTTTTGATGCTGTTTTCGGTGCTTTAACTGAAAGCGATTTTTATATTTTAGATGTTCTTTATTCAAATAATATAATTTATAAAGATAAGATTTTTTGCACAGACCAAGCAATTAACCAAAGTAATGATGAATATTACAGCGTAAATAAAGACCAATATATAAGTGAAGAAAGTTCGGATAACGAATTTATAATAATATAAATATGAACGATTTAAGAATAGTAAATTTAAGTACCTACACAACACCAGATATTGTTGAGAAGTCCAATAAAGAGTGGGTTTCTTATGGCTCTGATAACAATTATTTTAAGTACTTAATTGACCGATATAATGGTAGCCCAACAAATAACGCTATTATAAACGGTATTAGCGAAATGATTTACGGACGTGGACTTGATGCTTTAAATTCAAATAAAAAGCCTGAACAATACGCTAAAATGATTTCTTTGTTTCATAAAGATATGGTTCGCAAATTGTGTTATGACCTTAAACTTATGGGGCAATGTGCTATGCAGGTGATTTATTCAAAAGATAAAAAAACTATTGCACAAGTTGAACATATTCCNGTTGAAAATTTAAGAGCCGAAAAATGTAACGACAAAGGAGAAATTGAAGGATATTTTTACGCAGACGATTGGTCTAAGGTTAAGAATGTAGGTCAAACTACTAGGATACCAGCTTTTGGAAGTAGTAAAGAAAATATAGAAATTATATATGTTAAACCCTACAGAGCTGGATATAAATATTATTCAAGTCCAGATTATCAAGGGATTTTAAATTGGTGTGAAACAGAGCAACAAGTGTCTATATACCACCTAAACAACACTGTTAATTCTTTTAGTCCGAATACTTTAATACAGTTTAATAACGGAACGCCAAACGCAGAAGAACGTCAAGCATTAGAAAACCGTATAACAGAAAAATTTACTGGTACATCTGGTTCTAAATTCATTTTAGCTTTTAATGATAATTCAGAAAGTGCAGCAACTGTTGAAACGTTGCAAATAAGTGAAGCACATAATACTTACCAATATGTGAGTGATGAATGTACTAAAAAAATAATGGTAGGACATAGGGTTGTTAGTCCTATGCTTTTAGGCATTAAGGACTCAAGTGGACTAGGTAATAATGCAGACGAATTAAAAACAGCTAGTACATTAATGGATAACACCGTTATAAGACCATTTCAGATGCTTTTAATAGACGCTTTTGATTCTATACTAGCTTACAACCAAATGAGCCTTAAATTGTACTTTAAAACGCTTCAACCGTTAGAATTTACAGACTTAGAAAACGTTGAGGATGCAGAAACAAGGGAAGAAGAAACTGGGGTTAAACTTAGTCAAGAATTACCGAATGATGTAGGTAGCAAAATAGCTGATGAATTAATCGACTTAGGGGAGAGTGAAGAAGAACTACTAGAAGGATATGATTTAGTAGATGAGAGCGAAGTTGATTATGAGTTAAACGATGAACTTGATGAAGTTATAACAGACTTAAACGCCGAACCAGAAAAAGAAGAAACTACATTATCTAAAATATGGAATTTTGTAAGTACTGGAACTGCAAAACCAAACGCAAAAAGTACACAAGACGGTAAGTCAAAACAAGATAGTCAAAAAGGCGTTGAGTTTTTAGTACGTTATAGCTATGCACCAGAAAAAGCTGGGTCAAATAGCCGACAGTTTTGTTCTAAAATGATAGGTGCAAAAAAGGTTTACCGTAAAGAGGACATTGTATCAATGGGTAAAAAATCTGTAAACGCTGGGTTTGGTAAAGGTGGTTCTGATACTTATTCTATATGGCTATATAAAGGCGGTGCAAGATGTAATCACAAGTGGTTTAGAAAAACCTATCAAATTAAAGGCGGTGAAAAAAGCGAAATAACAAGCGGACAAGCAAAAAGCAAAGGTTTTAAAGCACCTAAGAACGCTCAAAAAGTACCAGTAGCACCAAAGGATATGAAGTACAAAGGTTATACAGCCGAATATTGGAACAAAATGAAATTCAAAAACTAAATGGCAACAGCATTATTTATATCAAGAACTGACTTAGTAAGAAACTCCATCTTAGACGGAAACGTTGATACGGATAAGTTCATACAGTTTATTAAACTAGGTCAAGAAATTGACATACAAAACCTACTAGG